CAGAGCCCTCAGCGTAGTTACCAAACTGATTGCGAGAGAAGCCCATGTTTTCTCTCACATCTTCCATCACCTCATTCGCGGCGCGTGTGAGACCAGGCGGAATGTCAGCGACTTGGAAGTGATCTACGTCACCCAACTCCCCATCGACTTCAACAATAGCCGCCACGGTGCCGTTCAGCAACTTCTCCCACTCCTCTTTCTTAATCGCGTTACGCTTGGCGAGTATCTTAAGAATACTCAGCCGGCGATGCTTCATTGCCAGCGTGCGAATCTCGTTTATCTCCAGCTGCTGCGGCTCGAGGATAACTGAATCCGGCACACCCCAGCAGACTTCATCATCTGGGTTGAAGACGACTGTATAGAACGGAACACGATTGTTCACCTGCAGAGAGTCATCCTCTGAGAGTAGAAGCTTCTTATCCGGCCCGCCATAAGGTGCGATGACGAAGGCCTTCTTTGTCGCCGTATCCCGAACCTCTACCAGGTCTATCATGTTCTCCCGCTCGGGGTCAACAGCCGCCGCTCTGTTCGGGTAGCTTGATTGCTGACTCCCAATCAAGGTCGCCGTGTGTCTGAAGCGCGGGTCCTCCTTGAGATCATCAAGCGCTCGCCGATACCAGCTCGCATACCAGCGACACTCCGCAAAGTTGCGGCTGCCAGTGGGCACGATAAAGTCCCCTGTTGGATTCTCAAGAAACCAGGGCATCCCTCCTCGCACAGCGTTGTGATACTCTACACGCTGTCCCTTCTTCGCCACCGGCGCCTCGGCAGCGCTCATCATATCCGGCGCAGGGTGGAACTCCTCACCGAAGCCCCGCTTGCCAACACCAGTACCGAACATCCACGCTTGGTGTGTAATCATCTTGATTTGCTGCTTGACTCGCATGGTGCGAATCATCTTGTTGTCTATCCTCTCGATCAAGCGAGCGAAGGTCTGCTGCTCCACGCCGGGCTTTGCCGGCTGAATAGAGATCGACGGGTTGCGGAAGTAGATCTTAGGAACTATCGTCCGCAGCATCCGGAAGAATAAGTTAATCGGGAGAACGCCTGATGGCCACTCTCCGCGATAGTATCGACGCCAGCGATCCCACTCGGTTTGCTTAGTGTACTTCTTTCGATAGGCTATCCCGCGTCGAATCTGCGTCAGCCACCATTCGATGTCAGGCTTACCGCCGCCCAGGTATCCATTGCTCATAGCCAACCCCACTGTTTCAGTCGCGTTATGTCACGGTCAACTCTTGCTCCGATGTCAGTTCGGTAGAGGATATTCTGCACTCGTAGGTCTGCGACTCTCGCATACACGCGGCGCTGTGCTTCCCTCACATCTCGACCATTAGCGGCAACTTTACAAACTACGCCATCGCTGGAGGCGTATTTATACTTCCCACTCTCTTTATAAACATCACAAGGGAAGACTGACCCGCCGGGGCCTTCGAGTCCCAGCACTGGACTCCCACGCAAGCTCACATCTTTCACAATGACTGGGTATGGTGTAGTAACCACGCGCACAGCTATCAGATAATCATATCCTATCATCGGCACGCTCTTTGCTATGCCGGTTGCGGTATCGAACAGGAAGCTTCCAAGACCGCCCTTCAACCCATGCGTGAGGGCCTCGATAGCATCATACCCGAATCTCGCCGTAATTTCAAGAGCCAGTGCCTTATCTTTCGTGACAAGGCAGTTCACGTCTATTGGGCCCTTGTAGGAGACCTTCCTCAAAACTGGCTCAAGCTTCATTACAGTAGCCTCAACCAACTTATTTGGCGCTCGAAGAGGAAACACTACATTCCCCATGCAGCCAGTCATTGGCCCTACCTCTCCCACAGCAAGACGCTTCTCCTCAAACGTGTGATTGAAGGGTTGCATCCAGTCTCGACCGTTATACCAGCCTTCAGTGCTGATCTCTACCGCGCTTGAGCGATCGACTATCTCCTGCACAATCAGCTCTGCGTTGGTTGGAAGAGTAGTCAAGGCCCACTTGTATATCTCCTCCCTATCACACAGGTAGGTCTTGCTCACGTGCAGGTTATTGCTAGGCTTCACCACATAGCCAAGAGGATTCACCCACCTCAGTGTAGCCGCACTTTTGGGAGAGTCGAAGTAGTGTGTAACTGGAGTATTAATACCTACCTTCTGGAATACCTCCATCGCCCTGCGACGATCAAGCTCTAATATATCTCCCATACTATTACAGCCTAGCGTCGGCTTGCCGAGACGCGAGAAGAGGGGAGCGTAGCTACTAAACCCGACTAGATCACAGATGATGAGGTCCGCTTGGCTAACATATGGGCGGAAGGATTCTACGCGATTAACTATCCCTTGAAGAGCCTTCGCATAGTCAGGATGCTTTATCCATAGATCGACCTGGTGGCCTTCTTCAACCATTCGCCAGGCAATACCACAGCCATCGCCCTCCTTGCTGATGATGAGAACTCTCACAGGTTGGGGTCAACCATGCTAGCTGGAAAGGGGTAGCGGGCGCTGCGAGACTCTAGCTCTGCGAGAATGCGGTCGAAGCTGCCAACATCAGCCTCTTGGTCGTAGCCTTCCTCTCGCGAGGTATCTCCAGTCATGGCGACAATCGCTTTGGTTTTGATATAAGCAGCCATTGCCGCCGCGATCACAGTGTCATCGTGGCAGCCGTCTGCCGCGCCGATCTCTCCATCCGGGTGCTCAATGAACGAGGATAGTTCAGCTTTAAGAATCTGGGAGTGAATAGTCCACTCATCACGCAGCACTTTCCTCAACAGCCCAATCACGAAGGGCTTGCTTGTGTTGGTTGTGCGCTGGCCCAAGTCTACCACACGCTTCACGTCATCCTTCACTGCGTGGCGGGAAGTAGCGCGCGGTGTGCGATAGAAGCGCTCGCTTGGGTACTTTAGGTCTCGAAGGGTGGCCATTGTAAGTATGCCGTGGTTGTTACTCTCAACACACACATAAGCTCGGTTGAACTCTCTGCCTACGCGGTTAATATGACCGCCGAAGATATCCGGCTCAGTCTGGTTACTAACCCACTCCGCAACTTGCTCTTGATCTTCAAGGTCAAAAATCTCCATCACGCTTGAGTCTTGTCCTACCCCTGCCGCTACGTCACCGCCTAGCGCATACATATGCCCAGGCTTGGGGTGCCCTTCCAATCTCCACATAAACTGACCATCCTTCTTCCAACGATCAGTCTCGGCGAAGCGTATGCGAGTAAACAAACCGCCGCCACTTGCTTGAAAGCAATCATCAAGGCAGGCAGGGTATTCCTGCTTCCACTTTCTAAGGTCTCCTTCCAGCTCATCTTCCAGTACCATCCTCCGCCAAGCGAGCTGTCCTGCGTTTAGGCCGTAGGCCGCTACAAGCTCAGGCTCCTCAATATCGTCTCGGAGGTTCTCCATAATCGTGGCAGCGACCTCTGGTGTCAGCGTAAGCTTGTAGTCCAGCTCATCCTGCCACGGTAGGAAGCACAGGCCGAACGAAGACAGCCCCTTTGCCGCCCTCATACAGGCGTTGTGATACCAGTTGCCCATCCCATTCCCTGTGCTTTCGATTGAGATGCAACCGCCGACCTTCGGCACTGCCTGCAATAGCCCGGCCATCAGCGCTTTCGCGTCGGGCCAGTAGCCCGCCTCAGAGCCGTGCAGGTCAGTGATAGTATCCCCACGACCAAACTTGCGGCTCCCAGCAGTCCCTATCCAAAATACGCTGTTGGTTTTGGGGAAGGTCAACTCATGCTTCGAGTTATTCCGTATGACAGGCTTCGGCCCCTCCATCGTGTCGAGGAAGTACTTCACACGACCGAACATGCGCTCAGTAGCTTCACTCTCATGAGAGATAACGACTGCGCTGGTATTCTTCCTCCCCATGCAGCGAATAGCGGCACGAGCGAGGAAGTATGTGGAGATACCACGCTGCCGCGCTTTGGGGATGAGCATACGCGGTGACCAAGCTGCGTCGACAGCCCTCTGCGCGGCATTCAACTTAAACGGCACATCTAACTGTGTCGCCTTGTCGATGACGTGGAAGAGGGACTCTATCGCGACAGCTTCGCGCGTCAACCCTCGTGTAACAATTTGTGACATCACTTTACCTTGCTCAAGGCCTCCAGGCGCGTGGCGAGCTGGACTTTCAGCTTAGCGACAGCCCCGGTCTCTTGTTCGAGGGCTGACTCGCGGCGGCTCAGGTCCAGGGCGCGCTTGTCCAGAGCAATGGTCTGGTCGGCGGCGTCTTTGGCAAACAGCTCTTTCTCCTTGACAAACTTCTTCTCCAGCTCAGTCAGCTTGGCTAGACCTTTCGTCGCAGCCTCCTCACGCTGCGCCAGCGCCTTCGTCTCATCCTCTAGTCGCTTAGCCTCTGTGCCAGCGTTCAGTGCGGCTTGCTCCGCGGCGCTCTGTAGGCTATCATCAAACGCTTTAGCCTTCGCCATGATAGCATTAGCCTCCGCCACTGTGGCGATCGAGCTCTGCGCATTGTGTATCTCCTTCTTCAGCTTCTTCAGCTCCGCGATGCGAGAGTCGAAGTCGCCGCCAAGCGTAGCCATCAGCGCCTTCATGTCCTCTCGAAAGTCGGCCATCGCATCTACCCTGTTCCGCTGTCTTGTTTCCATGCTATTCTCCTTTATTTAGATCGCCCAAGAATCATCACTCGATCAGCAAGCCTTCGCACCAGTCGACGTTTCACTGGCACTACACCAGCGCCACTAAATACCAAGTCTGCTGATATACCTGTCACTACGTAAACCCCCGCATCAAGGGATAGTATACGATCTGCAAGCACTCCTGCATCAGAGCCTGTCAGCGCGTAAACCCCCGGCTCAAGATTCAACTCAAACGCACCGGCAGAGATAAACACCAACTCTGCTTCTGCTCCAGTAACACTATACACGCCTGGATCGGCTGAGAGTATACGGTCGGCGAGAAGGTTGGCGATGTTGCCAGTGAGTGTATAAGTGCCCGCGTCAGCGGACAGTAGACGGTCTGCGATCAATGTTGTGGCCGCGCCTGTTAAAGCGTAGGAGCCGGCTTCAGCATTTAATAAGAAGCCTCGATCAAGACTCGCTAGTAGTCCACTCAGTGAATATGCTCCAGGCTCTGCGTTGAGCGCCCTAGCAGCAAGTAAGCCAGCTACCGAGCCAGTTAAAGCATAACCGCCGGGGTCTAAACTAAGCTCAAAGGCGCCGCCAGCCGCGTTACCCAGCGCGAACCATTGATACTCCCGCGCCACGCTGTCTATATCATTCCACGACAGCCGATAGTTGTTGCCAGAGAACGCACCGTCCGCCTCGGACTGGAGCGCCGCAGCTTGGTTGTAGTTTCTGATAGACTTCGCAGTGGACTGCTGCGAGTTCGAGTCCATCGTGCCGGCTGCGTCGTCCTCGGTGAAGCCTGCCCACGCTTCGGTCGTCCCATCGTAAGCGCCGATGCCGAACCCGCACTGAGTAGCATCGGCGGTCTGGATCGAGGCACTCGCCGCGAGATTCCAGCCAAGGTTGAAACCCACCTTGGGCACGAAGCCAGCGTTGTTATCTTGATTGACTGGCAAGCCGCCTGCTGTGGGCGCGGTGTTGGCGCCGGTCGTCGACTGAAACGTGCCGCGCAGCGCGAGATAGCCTATTCGATTGGCGAAGCTCGGCGTGGAGTCGTAGTCTACCTTGAATCCATCAGTCGGCCAGTTCGCTACGTTAGTGTCGAGCGCGGCGATACTCTCCGTCGAACCGCCGCCATCGGCTATGGCGATGTTGAAGCGGTTCGAGCGCTGCGTCATCGCTGTGATCGAGGCTGTGTTACCGTCTGTCTGCGCGAACGCGAAGCAGCGGCCAGCCTCGCCCTGCTTGGCGAAGCCGAACGAGAAGATGGCGTCGCTGGCGACTTCCGAATCCGCATCATTCAGGTTTATGAAGAACAAGAAGTCCGGCTTGCCAAAGCCAGCAACCGGCTCTTCATCCTGCGTCGCGGCGGCGGTAGTTACCGTGAACTGCTCAACGATAGCATCGGTAATGTCGCTGCCGCCGAGCACCAGCATGAACACCCGAATCGACGCGGTCGAGTGCAGGTTGACCCAGTTGAGCACGACCTCCGAGGTCGCGCCGGTCTGCATCGACACCAGATCAATTTCAAGATCGCGAGACGACGCACCAGCCGAGGAAGTCTGGATTACCAACAGCGCGCCGCTTCCCGCTCCACGCGCTGTGTCAGCGCTGCCCGCACCGTCCAAGCCACGGATACAGACGTAACGCTGCTGAACCGCCGCGCCGCGATAAGTGCCAAGGCCGATGCCGTAGTGGTAGCTCGCGACTGACCCGTCCGCCGTCTGCGGCGTCGCCCACAGGATGATCGCCTTCGGGTCGAAGTTTGCCGCGGTGGCGACGTCCTTGCGGATCGAGATTTCGGTGATCGGCCGCTCCAGCGTGTTGGCGATCGCCAGCAGCCGCTGGCCTTTCGCCGCCGCTCTTGTGAGGGAAAGCCCGGAGATCTGCGCGAAATCGGCGCTGCCGGAGATCACCGCGTTGGTCGAGCCAATGCCGGCGATCAAGATGGTCTTGACCCGAAGCCCGTGCTTCTCCCACAGATTCAGGCCGTCGGCGATATAGCCGGCGGTGAACGGAAAGCCGACCGCCGGCACCGCCATGGTGACGTCTTCGACCGCCGGCTGCGCA